TCTGCCGGCCAGACCGACTCGGCCACCCGCTTGGGGGCGATGACCAAGAACCGCTGCACCTCGCCCGCGGCCAGCATGTCGCGCATGGCCGTGAGCGTGATGGCGGTCTTGCCCGCGCCGACGGGCGCCAAGATCATCGCCCTGTCGCGCTCGTACAGGAAGTCGGCAGCTAACTCTTGGTACGGCCTAAGATTCATTCCACGCTTTCGCAATTTGTTTTGCCTCGGTCTCACCCGTCACGACCGCGCCGGGCATACTCTCAAACGTCAGGCAGTTGACCCCGTCCGCGTTCATCACGCCCCACCAGCCCTTTGTGCCTAACGCTTCAGCACGGTAAGGAGGGCGGGCGAAGTGCTTTGCCGGTTGAGCGTCAGTCATCGAGCGTTGCTCCCCCAAATTTGTTTCGTTTAATCAACCCGGACTTGTTCAGAACTTCCAGATTGGCCGGATGGCGTAATTTCCTCAACGCTTTAGCTTCAATCTGCCGAGCACGTTCGCGTGAGACATCCATCTTTTTACCAACCTCCTCATATGTTTCGTCATTTTGGAATCGGCTTATTAAAACGTCTTTTTCACGCGGCCTGATTGTATTGAGCAGGTCGTCAACTAATTGATTGGTTTCTTTCTCAATCAGATGGTCCTCGGGACTGGGCAGATACTCCATCTGGCTGCGCTGTTCAAGCAAGTGATGAACAAGATCCGCATCAATTTCGCGCTCGCCGGAATTGCGGTGCAATTTGATCGTGAGCTGCTGTTCTGTCCAGAGGTCGGTGGGCGCGGCGCCGAGCACCTCCATCGCCATCTTTGCCTCTTTCGAGAACTCGCCGGAATCAAGCAGCGGGGCGACTCGCATAGATACCAGGGCGTTCATCCTGCCTGAAGACACCCCCATCGCACGCTCAAATGCCGCGACGGTCGGGTAGCCCTGCTCCTCGATGGCGTTGAGCAAGAGGTTGTTTCGGATGCTGACTTTTATTCGGTAGGGTTTCATTTATTGCCCCATTGCGAGGCCATCGCATCAGCGATGCCATGATAGGTTGCGCTACGCAGTTTCCAGCGATCGGCGCTTGGTCCTAGTTTGTTCTGACCACTAGGCGTCTGGTTAGCGCGGCGCGTTTTGTTGTCGCCCGGCAGTTTGTCGGTCGGCTCGAGCAACGGCAAATTTTTCAGCCACAAACAAGTTTTCTTGCTCGCATCCTCACCGAACCACCACGGCTGGATGATCTGGTCAGGCTTGCGGATACGACTGCTGATAATGCTGATCGGGTTTTCCAGCGCAATCTTCTTGATAGGCGCGTTCAAAAGCAGATTCACAAAGTACAGCGCGTCTTCAGTCAACTTCGGATCGCGCAGCCCGCGTGTTGTCCAATGCATCCCCGACACAGACAAATACGTGCAAGGAGGATGGGCAATCATCAGATCCCAATGCGAGTGGTCCTCCGGGCGCCCAAACAAAATGCCGTCGCGCTCCAGGTACTCGATGTCATCCTGCGTCGGTCCAAGACACTCGCAATCGGACGGGTCCGAATCCGTCGTCTGACACCACCCATCACCATCCGGGTCACAGTCAGCCGAGTAATTGACCGGCATCCATCCGTCCAGCAGATGCTCCACCGGCCCTTGATAGTGCAGCCCCGGCGCGTCTGTCGGCAACAGGTCGCAAGACACCGCTTGATGCCCCAAGCGGGTGAATGCGTCCCTCACGGTGCCGCTGTACTCGCAAGCGATCAGGACGCGCATAAGATCATCCGTGTCTCGATGACTTGAACCGGATTTATCATCATGCCGAGTTCCGCTCGGACTTTGACTCGACCACCGTCCTCATCTTCGATAGCAGTAAAGACAATTTCGTCGTCACCCGGATCGCTCCACTCGGGCAAGAAAACAACCACATCATTTTTATTGATCATTTTGATTTAGCATCCATTGGTCTACATCCTCTTTCGATCTAAGCACCGCGTACTGCATCCCCATCCGCACCATGTCATCCGCAAAGATCTTCTGCAACGGTGACAGGCGACCCGTGGCGGTCTTCAACTCCACGAACCACACCACGCCACCGGGCAGACACACGATCCGGTCAGCCACACCGACATGGCCCGGCGACACCCACTTGTACGCAACGCCACCATGCTCTCTGGCGCGGCGTACAAGGTGGCGTTCGATGTCTCGTTCTAGCATGGCGGCGGTGTTATTTTCCAACTCAATGTTTTCCAACCCGCAATGCGTTTTAACCCGCGGCGTTCTCTTGCGTCGCCGGTTAGTGTCCAGTATTTTATTTTTGGCACGCGACGAACTTTGGCCGTATACGTCGGCGTTCCGTTACGAAACGCATCCCGCGAATGTTTGCCGGGAACAATGTAGTCGCACCTTGGCGTTTTACGATCCATATCTGTCCATCCGGCGTAGTAAAAGTTGAGCGCGCGGTAGACGTAACCTACATGCCCCGCCGAAGTATCTGCGTAAGAAATCACAATTCGGGGGGGGAGTAACTTAATGGCCCGAGATACAAACCAACTTTCGGTGTTTCGTGGCGCCGCATCTGACACCCACAGTCTGTTAAGTTCTAGCACCGCGTCGGGATTAGTCGGGCAAGCACTTTTTTGCACCGAACGCGATGCGGGGACACCAAAAGTAACTACGCCAACCAGTAGAAAATTGTCGTCAAACAAACCAAACGCAAACGATATGGGCGGTCTGCGATGCAAATAGTGATGAGCTATCACTTGCGCGGTTGCCATCTTGCTATGAATTTGTTTTACCTCCATGTCACGCTCCAGTAGCGGCATGTTGGAACTCATCGCTGCTAATCACGCCATCGGGCGCAAGATCCACCACAATCTCTTTTTGGTAGCTTTGAATGATGACGAAGTCGGGGATGCCACCGTTGGCCGCGCAGTAGTCCCGCAGCGCCTGCTGTAGTTCCTTGGTTGATATGGTTACTGTGTGGATTCTCATATATCCTCCGATGCACAAAACTTTACCACACAAAAATAAAAGTGTGGTATTATTTTTTCTCAACTTCAATAAAGGACAATCAAATGAAATGCCTATGCGGTGCCACCGACTGCAGCGTATGCGGTCCCTTGCAGGGTTATTCACTCCACCAGCCGACCGAGCGTCATATGGAACTGGCGTTGATTGAAGTGATTGAAACCATCCTTGAATACGGGCAGTACCCGAAGAACGGACGCGCCCAGTTTGACCTCTACGATTATCTGCTTGATAATCGCGACCCCAGTTATCCGATGGAGATGTACGTCGCATCACTCAGCAGCAACGACACGGCGTTGGAGAATCGCCGCGAGCGTGAGCGCAAGAGTGTTGAGGCATTGCTCACCGAGCATCTGCGTGACTCGCATTGGGTCGCAGACCTTGCCGCCGAATACGCAGAAGAGGAGTTCGCATGAAACATAGCACCGTCGTCGGCGGCAGCACCGCCAAGCGCGTGATGAACTGCCCCGGTAGCGTGGCGCTTGTTGCTCAAGCGCCCGTGATGCCCTCCAGCACCTACGCCGACAAAGGCACGATGCTGCACACCGCGATTAGCGAGTACCTCCTCGGTGAAGACAACGTGATCGGCACGACCTACGAGGGCCACACGCTCGACCAAGACATGTACGACGAGAAGCTCCAGCCGGCGCTCGACCTGCTGGACGAACTCGACCCCGACGGCCTGATGAAGATGGCGGTCGAGACCCGCGTCGGGTTTGGCAGCTATCTGCCCGGCGCCTTTGGATCCTGCGACCTGTTGGGACGCCTGGGCGACACGGCCTACGTCATCGACTGGAAATTTGGTGATGGCATCGCGGTGAGTGCCGAGGGCAACGAGCAACTCATGTACTACGCCGCTGCTGCGATGCGAACGAAGGAATCCGCGTGGGTGTTCAACGGTGCGACGAAGATCGTCTGCGCCATCATCCAGCCGCCGGTGCAGCGCCATTGGGAGACCACAACCGCGCGCATCAAGCAGTTCGAGCGTGACCTCAAGCGCGCGGTCAAGGTGTCGGAGAGGCCTGATGCCAAGCTGAACCCCGGCTCGCATTGCCGCTTCTGCCCGGCAAAGCCGACCTGCCCCGCGATGACCGGCGCGGTGGACCGTGCGCTGAAGACGAAACTTGACGCGGTGGACAACGACATGCTAGGCGCATATGCCGCCAACGCCGTGCTGCTGCAAGGCTGGATTGACTCGATCAACGAACTGGTCGAGACTAAGCTGCGCGCGGGTGCGAAGGTGCCGGGATGGAAACTGGTTGCCAAGCGCGGCACACGCAATTGGGTGGATGAGGCCAAAGCTGCTGCGGCCTTGTCTGAATTGGGCATCGACCCGTTCAAGAAAGAATTGCTCTCACCCGCGCAAGCGGAAAAGAAAATCAAGAATCTGCCCGAAGGACTGACGGTGTCAGTCTCGTCGGGCGATACGTTGGCCGAGGAGTCTGATCCGAGGCCGGCGGTGTTGTTAATCGGGCAGCAGTTGACCGCCGCCCTTTCTAAACTTGTCTAAGGAATAAAGTAATGTCCAATATCGCAGTTTTTTCGCAAGCAGGTCTTCCCTCCGTGCAGTCACTCTCCACGGCCCTTCGCAAGCTGGAGTCGGATGTCGGCCCCGCCGGCACGGTCATTCTCAAGATGGACAAGACCGGGCATTGGGTCTTCGGTGCAGATCAGACCGAGATCGAGGACGGCAGCGTGTGGGCCGTCAATCCGTTTTCCTTCGTGCATGGCTCGATCGCATGGGGCGACGGTGAGGTGTTGGGCGAGAAGATGGTGTCGGTGTCACAGCCGCTGCCGGAACTCGACGTGGCGCCTCCCGGTGCCAAGAAGGGTTGGGAGACCCAAGTAGGGTTGAGCCTCAAGTGCATGTCCGGTGAAGACAAGGGCATGGAAGCGCGGTTCAGCAGCACAAGCGTCGGTGGCAAGCGTGCGGTCCAGACGCTGGCCCTGGCGATTGCCGAGCAAGTCGAGAAAGATCCGACGAAGCCGGTGCCGGTGGTGAC